AGTTTGGCCTGCAGTCATGCGTTTGCAAGCTGAAAGTAATGGTGTATCTTCTGGAGAAATATCAAAGATAATATCTTCGAATGATTCGGCAATACCTTTGCCGTTATAGGTGTTAGTTAATGCTACAGCCATGATAATTCCTTTCGTTAAAGCATTTTTTCAATTAATGCTTGAGCATAATCTGACTTGCCAGTTTTGCGTAATGCTTCACGCTGTTTCTGAATGTCAGAGCTGACTTGTTTTTTAATGTCTTTAGCACCAGGCTTAATGACTGGTTTTGCAGACGATACTTTATTCTTTACACTTGGATTCTGTTGCAATTTGCGCCACTGCATAGCATCATGCAAGACTTTCACATGACGAGGGTCAATAACACTAGACATTTCTGCGTCACTAAAGCCGTAAAACTCTTTGCCTGCTGAGATGATTTCTTGGCTGGTCTGTTGACTCCAATTGGGTATCTCTTTTGCAAGAATTTCCTTGCCTTTAGCAATACGCTCTGCCAGTTGTTGTTGCTGGTGTTGCGCAATCTGTTGCTGTTTAGCTTCCAACTGATTAACCAGTTGTACTCGTTGGTTTTGTAACTTGTTTTGTGTAAAGAATAGTTTTTGCGCTTCTACAAAGTCACTTTCAGATAGCTGATTCCAATCGATCGCTTGAAACTCTGCTAATTGCTGATCTAGTGCTGTAATTTGCGCAAGCTCACCTAAAAGCGCCTGTTGCAGTTCAGCTTGTTGCCTGAGTTGTTGCTCTTGGACTTGGATAGTCTGAGCGTAATCCTCTAGCGCTTTGCGCTGTTCTGCTACTTCTTGCGTTTTTTTGGTATAATCCGCACCTTGCTGTGCGAGAGAGATAACTTCTTCTAGCGGCTTTTCAATTTCTTCGCCATCAATCTTAAGTTTGATTACTTCAACAGGTTGCTCTTCCGAGTCCTCTTCTGTAATCTCTTCTTCGTCTTGTGGTTCAGTTTCCGCTTCGAGGTTTTCTTCTTCCTCTGTTACCTCTAATTCTGCTTCGGGGGATTCTTGGATTTCGTCTTGAATCTCGCCATCCAAAAAAGCCTCTAAGCGATTTTGTGGCGACTGTTCTGCTTGAACTTGGTCACTCATTTTTTACTCCTATCAATTCTGCCAATCAATCACCGATTGGTAGAGCAGCGCTTCACAGCGTTTGCAATTAAGCTAGGTGTTTAGCTATCGGAAAAACCTTAACTTATCATCAACCTTCATGCTTGCCATTTTCCCTGTGGCAATATGGTCTTTAAAACGTTTTTCAATCTGCGATAACAGTTGCATAGCAATCACAAGGCGATTGTGCGTCTGAGCGTCACCAAATGCGCTTTGTGCCATGCTATTAATGATAGATTCACGCACATTTTCAAATGCTTCAATGAATAACGGATTTTTTAAAATGCGATCCGCCTCTTCACCGCGTTTAATATCTTCTATATCGCTCATTCTCTTGCCTTGTTAATTAATCGGCCTTTTACAGTTAATCCGCTTACTCTACTTGAAAACTGTGTTTTGTATCTTACAATATCAGCTTCGATTTGTCCAGCCCCGCCCAATCTTCCTGCGGTAGACGTCTGTTTTGACTGACCAACAATTACAGCGCCACGTTCTGCAAGCCTTTCAATGTTGCTTTCTGTGATAACTGGAGCAGCAGTAAATGTCCAGCCAGTATTTCCACCGCCATCTGTTGAATTAGTTCCGGCATACCATGTGTTTGATGGCGTAGCCTCTGAGTTGCTAATGCTTAAATAATCGCTATCAACCCGACTAGAGCCAATATAAGCTAATGTAAACGTTCCACTAGCGCCCGTTCTGCTTAATGTTAATAAGTTTCCAACAGTGCCTTCTGCGGAAAATGCGCTAACAGATGTTGTTGTGTTTGGAAATGTAATTGTCGATGCTGTTGCGTTTGTATTAGTTATATCGTCAAAAGTATTAGCGCCTGTAATTACCAAAGTACCAGATCCACCTTGGTTTAATGCACAAGTATAAGTAAATCCACCACCAGCAAATGTTTTACTGCTTGCTGAGTTCATGCTGATACTACCTGTACCACTTGTAGTAAAGTTGCTACCTGAAACAGTAAAGGATGCCGCTTGGACATTTAAAGTGCCATTAGCAAAATCAATCCCTCTACTTAGTCCACCTGTTGAACTAACAACCCCAGTGGTTAAATCGTTGTTGTTTAAATCCAATCTGCCTTGCGTTACAGTAAACGTTAAAGTTGAGCCATTATTTAAATCATCAACAAGCTGCAATGAACCGCTAGGGCTATTCACCGTAAATGGTTGAGTCCATGTCTTGCCTGCGCTCGTAATTGTTTGTGTAGTGCGACCTGCAATCGTTAAAGCACCTGTGCCAGACAATGTTACATCTGCATCTAATGTAATGCTTCCATAAATACTAGGAGTTGTTGTGCCTGTTGCCAATGTAACGGCAACCGTTAAAGCAGACATATCTAATGTGCCAATATTCCAAGCAGCATCTACTGTATGTGTGCCAGTAGTTGTTCCAGTGTCAAAAATAGCGGTATCTTGAGCTAATGGAAAGTTGTTTACATTAACAGAACCACCGCTAGATAACGACCATTGAGTGGCTGACCAGTTACCTGTACCTACTCGATAAACAGTCTTACCAGCATCAAAAGTAATGCCTGAATTACCCCCACAATTACCTAAACGAGTGCCTGATACTGGCGAAGCCGCACCTGAGATTGTAATATCACGGAAATCTACATCGGCAAGTGTAGCCATTGTTGCTACGGTTAAAGTGCGAGCAGTGCCTACTGCATCAGAACGCATAAACATTCTGCGTATAGCCGTGTTAGCTGTGCCTAAAGTTAAAGTGCCATTAATTGTTTGGTTAGCACTTAAAGCAATTTGACTAATTCCAGTTGCAGAAAGGCTTGATACACTTAAATTATTAAATGTATTTGCTCCTGTAATCGTTTTTGTTCCACTACCTAGATTTGTAAAATTTACGTTGTAGTAAGTTAAACCACCACCCCCAAAATTAGGAGATGCAGATAAACATACAATCGTTGAAGTTCCTGCATTTAAAGTTAATCCTGTTGATGCCAATGACCATAAATTAGTTGATGATAAAGTTATTGTTGATGAACCAAAATTTAAACTTCGAGTATTAGATGTTACAGATAAAAATTGTCCAATAGTAACATTAAAATTATTTGTGTTAAATGTACCATTGTCAAATGTTATTGTTGCGGTAGAAGTATAAGCACTATTTAAAGTCCATTCTCCTCCTGCACCATTTAACGTAATTGATATATTACTTAAAGATACGCCATTTGTAGTTATGGTTTTCCCTGTTGTTGTTGCCCTAAATCGTATTGTTGCCCCTAAACTTGCAGAAACAGAAAAATTAGTTATAGGAAGTGTAAATGAGCCGTAGCAATCTAAAAACGCAGTTGCGCCCATTGTTAGCGTCATGCCAAAGTCTAAACCACTTGCTGTAAAGTCAGCACATAATGACGGACTACCACTTGTGCCATCTACTGTTACAACAAACGTTCCACCAGCGTCAGAGCCAGCATCAAAGATTACATTGTCAGCAGAAGTAGGAACTGACGCACCCCCAGCACCGCCAGAGGATGCAGACCATTTGTTAGTGTCTGACCAAGAGCCAGTGCCACCTACCCAATATCTATCAGCCATTGTTAGCCTCGCCTTCTACAACTTCTTCGCTAGGCGCAGTTACAATCGCATACCAGTCATTAAAGCGTTTCTGTTTCATAGTTTCAATTTCTGCTTCGGTTAAAGTGTGATTGTCTTCTAACACGATTGCATCTTTTAGCGTGTAGCCGTCTTGAGAGATTTCAAAGTTAATTACCATACATAACCCCTGTGTTTGCTTTAATCTGCGCGATTGCTAAATCTGTTTCTGCTTTGAGTTGTGCTTTGTATCTCTCAAGTTCCATCTGTGCCGCAATCTTTTCACGCTCAATAATCAAATCATTCTGACTGCGTAATTGCTCTTGTTGCAAGTCTGCCTGTGCTTTTTGTTGCGCTAACTGTGATTCTGATTGCGCTTTCATCTGCTCAATCTGCATTTGACCATCAATCAATGTTTGTTGTGGGTCAGGCTGTTGTTGCTGTGGCTGTGGATTTTCAGCAGGATTAGTCCAAAATTCCTCTGGGTTTTTAAAGCCAGCGTTCTGAGTTAGTTTAGCCAAAGCGTTATAAATCTTGTCAGGCGAAGTTAATCCGTAATTAATCGCTTCTTTTTGGAACGCAAGGATTGAGTTCAAGTGCATTAACTGCTGGTCTTTGTTACCTGAACCCAAACCAACTGAAATAGTTAGGTCTTTACGATTTTTCCATGAGCGCGGATCAACTTCCACCCATTTGTTACGCAGACGAATAATATCTGGCTTAGTGTAGTTTTGACGCACTAAACGATGTACAAGTAAGAACAAATCTTTTACGCCTGTTTCAGCAAAGGTTCTAGCAACCAATTCTAAACGCTGTGCAGCCGCGTTCATTACTTGCTGAATACCTGTAGCTGTCTTATTCAGTGAATTGCTGTCTAAGCCTTGATTGTAAGCAGTAACGCCTGTGCGTTTCTCCTTCATGCTGTCCATGTACTCTACCATGCTAAATGATGCGGCAGGCAAAGGTGGATGCTGTAATGGCATGATAGAACTGCCTGGATCGCCTTGAACACGAACAACGCCACCAGGTCGAGAGGTCAGCATATCATCCAAGTTTACACGGTCAGAGATTGCATAACGCCCATTGTTAGCGAGATACATATTATCAAGCTGACCACGCAACAATGTAGACTTGATTAGCTGAATATCCATAGTCAAGTCAGCATAAGAACGGCCAACATGACGATGTGGCATTAACATTGGTGAGATGCAGGCAAATGGCACACAGTCTGCTTTCTCTTTGTAAATAATTTCGTTACCAATGACTACAAAGCGCCAGCGCTCATCTTCAATCTTATAGTAAACGTCTTTAACGAGAACCTCGTCCTCATTGACTACGCGGTCATATTCTTCATCGTAAATATCACGCGCGTTTGATTCTTCTTCGTAGCTATCCTGTGTGTCAGCAAATATGCCTTTAATCTTGCTGTAGCTAACGCCAAATGTTTCAGCAGCCGCAGCGCGACTCATAACTTCACGATGCTCAACAAAACGCGCTTCATTCAATGATGTACTAGGCGTATCAACTGACACCATGATGTTTTCAGGCGCTACGTTCTTAATCTTGATTTCTTTTTTAGTTTCTGTGATTTTAATCTTGACATTGTGTAGCTGTGGAATCTGTGGCATTTCGCCAGTCATCTCGGCCATCATCATTGCTTGCTGGTTCATTTCAGCAGGAAAGCTAGGGTCTGGATAGGTTTCGCGCTCTAACAGTTCGACATTGGTATCAGAGATAAGCATATTAAGCTGACCATCAGTCAAGCCTTCATAGCTTTCCTCTTCTACTTCTGATTCTTCTTCGATGTAAGTTTTAACGTAGCCGTTCTTGGACAATAGCGCATCTTTAAACCATACATAGAACAACAAATAGCCATTGTTCTTTTCCATTACCAAGTGATTAATGTAATCAGTTTCTTGCTCTGCCGCATCTTGGTCTTCAGGTGACTTAGGGTCAAATGATACTACTCGATCACCTGAAACAAATACTTTAAGTAACTGTGGTAATGCAGACTCGATTGTATCTTGCACATCATAACTAACTACTTGTGATCGACCTTCAATCTCATTGCCGAACGGCTCACCAAGATAATATTTAATCGCCTGTGCGCGTTCATCTGACAATGCAGCATCATTAACGCCATAAGCGATGTTTTCTTCTTGCTCAATACGAGCTAGGATTTCGCCATTACTCAGCTTCATTTAGTTTCCTTCTGCCACGACGACGAGGCAATGCGTTAATAGCTTCTTGTGCTTCTTGTATAGCTTCAACAGCAGGCTCTGTGTCACCTAACTGCGATTTAATCCAGTCTGCTTTGCGTCTTAGCTCTGCAATGCGCTTTTCAATTTGATGTAACTGTTCTTTAAGTTTCACACTATACCTCTGCTATCATATTTTAATTGACCGCCCCATGTTTCATTTTTCATTTGATCTAACGCTACACACATATATCTAAAAGCGTCAGCACCGTGAGAGTATTCATCATGTAATGGTGCGCCTGGTTCATTTGTATTTGAATTAATAGAGCGTCTGTAATTTTTTAAGCACTCAAGTAATCTAGTTACGCCACGATCAAAATAAACACGATGAAAATTCATGCGCGCAATTTTAATACCATTCTCTATGTCTGCTCTGGGAATAATCTTCACATTCCAGTCTAGCTTACGCATTATCTCTTCTGCGCTAGTGCCATATTTGAAGTCTTTAGTTTGACCATCATGCGGCAAGAACATATCACCCCAATTATAGCCAAGCTGTTTTAACTGTGCGGAGTAACTATCAAGCGTTCTGTGATTATCTTCAATATAACTGATAATACGCGCATCAGACAAGCCACGCTGCACTAAGATAATACTCATGCTGTCATTCCAACCTAAGTCCATCACCACATGAACCTTAAGCATCGGGTCATACGGCACAAAGGTTACTCTACCATTCTCTTGCGCTTCTCTAATCTCATTAGCATAGATAGCGCCATCTTTAGCAGCTTTACAATTACCTTCCCAGATATTCTCATAGTCTGGGTTGGTTGCCTTACAATGCAGTCGCTCTTCTTCTAGCACATCAGGAAACCACGGGTTATCGTAGTAGTTAATCTTTACGACTTCTGCATCAGGTGGAGTATTAACCACGAAACGCTGGTAAGTATCATCTGTGTCTAGGTCAGGGTTAAATGATACCCATATCTCTGAATTAGGCTTACGGATAGTAGGAATGAGAATATCCCATGACTTCTTACTTACCGTCTGCGCTTCCTCTACCCAAGCAACATCACAGCCTTCAAACGATTTAATCGACTCGACTGTATTAGTAGCCAAGCCAGCAAAGCTAAAGTTGCTACCGTTCTTACCGCGTATCTCTGACTCTAGTATCTCGTAGAACGCACCTAAACCTAAAGCCTGTATCTGATCGCTTAACAGAGTGTGAACTGATTGCTTAATAGACTTTTGTATTTCACGCGCACATAACACTCTTAAAGGCTTATTAGCAGCTTGCAGTAGTAAAGCCCTAGCAAATCCCCATGACTTGCCTGAACCTCTACCACCATAAGCTACTTTATATCGTTTAGGCTTGAATAGAAACTCTAGCTTACTCGGAAACTTTGCTATTGTTTGATACGAACTCAATGGCTACTCCAACATTAATTGGGTTATCTGAATCGCCTTGTAGCACCACAGATGATAAGTCAGGCAAGCTCTTACGCAGCAATATCTCAATCGCTTTCATGCGTGAAGGTGTGATTTCGTCTTCTCCATCACTAAGTGCGTGATTTTGTAAACGATTTATCAACTGTGTCGTTTGTATCTTTGTTCGTATTTCGTCTTGATGTCTAGGTTTTAATGTTCTTGCTGCCATGATATTGCAACTCCGTTAGGTTGGTTGCCTGTAATAGTTATGTTGTTGTATTAGCCGTTGGTGCAAAGCCGCCCATAGGCATAGAAGGATTGCCAAATTGACTTGCGCCCTGTCCTAAGAAACGGCCAGCGCCAAATTGACCGCTAAATTGATTGTTCATCATAGGTGATTGACCAAAGCTCATGCCTGGAAACAATGATGCAAGTGTTGGTGTCTGTACATTTTGTGCTGCCGCATTAGCGCGAGCGATTAAATTAGATATAGTTTGCGATGGCTGATTTTGGCTTGATGGATTTCCAAGATAATTTCTTAGCATTGAAAATTGACCAGGCAATCCGCTAAATGTTGTTCCTGGAATCATATTATAAAACTGGCCTTTTTGTTGGTCATAATAAACTTGACCTGTAGAGTTTCCCATTCCCATATTACAACTCGCTTTCTTTTCCGTTCCCTGTTAACGGATATATGGCACGTTTATACGTTCCCCACCATTCACCGCTATATGCCTTATCTTGATAATCTTTAAAGCAGGAAGTGCCTAGAGTAAAGTGAACCAGTTTAGCAAAGTCGTTATATTCATACTCATCTGCAAGCCAATTCCACTCTTTAGGCAACTCACCAATTAAATTGTCGCTTAACCATTCAAATCTGTGCAACTGTTTA